ATGGCTGGTTTTTATCGAACCAATTTGGGAAGAGTCGCGCTTCAACAACGTAATATTGCTTTAAATGCCAAACAAAGACGTTTACTTCTATTAATTGATCATGAAGATTTTCAAAGTCTCAATACCGAGTTTAAAAAACGCATTGCTCCACCAGAACTCATTCAACAACTTATTGACTTAAAGCTTATTGCCTCTATTAGCGAAAACAATTCAGAATTTACTGAACAAATACCTCTCTCAGAATCAACTACCACGAGTTTAGAAGTAAAAGCGCAACAAAAAAGCACCATAGATGAAAATGAAAGTGCCGATCTGACTAGAGAAATTAAAGTTTCTCTAAAACCATCATGCCATTCTTCAAATATTGAAAATATTCAACCCGTAGTACCATTTAAACAACTTACTTTTGAAGAAATACAACAATTGATGAAGCAAAGCTTGAATCAATACTGTGGACTTATGGCCAAACCACTTATTCAGAAAATAGAACAAATTAAAAATCTTCAAGAACTGAAAATGTGCCAAATGCAATGGATTACCAGTTTGCAAGAGTCAAGGATTCCCCCTCATGAGCTCGCACATACGCTTCACTCTATTAATTATTCAATTCAGCTCATTCAGCAAAAGAACTAAAACATAACAAGCTGCTGTTTAATTAAGCATTAAATTCACTTGGTACGTATTTCGTGCTTTACCTGCAAGTGTTTTTTTCCTATGATGTGCCCCACACATGCGCTCGTAGCTCAGTTGGATAGAGTACAGGTTTCCGAAGCCTGGGGTCGTGGGTTCGATCCCCGCCGAGCGCACCAATCTATTTTATAAAATCAATAACTTATATATATTTTGGCGTATATTTGGCGTAATGCGCTATTTATCCACAGGTTTAGAGGTAATTTTGCTTCTTATCAAAGGTCCATCTTTTACCGTTGTATGTCACAGTGCCATCTAAATTTATTGGCAACTCTTTTAATGAGTAATCATAGATTTTAAGAACATTCCCGTTCTTATCTAAATCAGCGGGTAGATTGCAAGTATTTTCCATCCTGCCCGCTTCCGAAACCATGATCATGACTTGCGACATCACAAAGCCCTTACACAAATCGAGACGTTCACATTACTATTAATAGTGTGAGCTGTGCAACCTGAGAAGATTAAGCACAGCAATGTGATGATTGATGCAACTTTAGTACGCTTACACATATAAGTTACTTCTTTAAAAAGAGTGCTCGTTCAGCTTCTCGGCGACGAACTAGGCCCTTCATAACCTTGCCACCTGCTTTGTTCCACACAAGGAATTGGTTAGCAGCGCCTTGGTAATCACCTTTATTTAGTAATTTAAGCAAAGTTGAATTCTTAAAAGAACCTGAGCCAATGTTGTAAGTCAGCGATACCAAAGCATCAAATTGATTTTGAGTTATGGGAACTGTCACAGATTCATTTACAGTCTTTTCAAATTTAGCTAAGTCGTGTTTAAAATAGGCTTTAGCTTGCTCAGGTGTACAAGTATCCCCTTTTTTTACCTTCACGCCATTAGGATAAACTGTCGTACCGGTACCAATGGTCCAGATGCCCACACCATCATCGTAAGCATTGAATCGCGTGCCTTCAAAACCAGTAATTAAGTCAACACCAACATCACTTGTAGTTTTTCCACCTGGTGCAAGTTTATCAATGACTTTATTTAAATCGTCTACTTGTGCTTGTGTAAGCTTGCCGCCTGCAATCACTCGGGCAGCATCGAAGAATGGTTTAGTTGTCATTAGATTCACCTTTCTTTTTCTCTAATTCAGAGCTACCAAAATAAAAGCCACATGCTGTTGTCATAGCCCCAGCAATAAAACCCAATGCCGTATTGATCAGATTGCTGTTTTCTCGTGGCATATCCACAAAAAATAAAGCAATCACTAAAACAAACATCAGTCCCACTAATGCGAAAGCTAGATATGCGCGAGTATTTTCACTGTTCATCTTTTTGCTTCCTCCAACCGTGATACTTTCTCTTTAATTAAAGACTGGTCTTGGCTTAATTGAATAATTGAAGATCCAACCCACGCACACAATGAAAATACGATGCCTGCAAAGATGCCAAGCAGTACACGCAATACAGAAAGACCACCATCTTGCGCTGCTGTGCGGTTTTCTAAATTGGCGACTTTGATATCCAATGTATCGATATCCTTTTTGTTCTGTTCGCTAGTCTCTTTGTGCGCTTCATTAATGAAAGTCAGTCGAGTAACATGATCTGACAACATGCGAATATCACTCTGAATGGAGTCAATTTTCTTTTCGAATCTCAACCCGTATGATTCATTTTCAGTCATGCCTTCCCCCTAATTTCGGCAATAAAAGAGCACCCGAATTGGGTGCTATGTTTTAGTTAAAATCAAGCTTCTAAAGTCGCCTGTGTCACTCTCGCCGAGTAGTTCCATGATGTTGGCTTCCAGACATCACGCGCCGCAACCCGAATGTAATAAGTCGTGGTCGAATCCAGATTTCCAATTGTGCAGGCATTCTCTGTACCGGTCCAACTCGCGGCCAGCGTTTCCGGATCAAAGCTGGCATTTTTGCTGATCCACACCTGATAATCTTTCAAGTCTGGCACCTCACTAGGAATCCAGGAAACCGTGATTGAGTTTGATGTAGCCGATGTATAGACGTTGGCCAGAATAGGTGGCACTGGATTGCTGATATTCAAATCCGTAAATGTACTGGTAACATTTTCAGATTTACTGGCAACACGGATTGTATAGTTCCGCTGCACTCCATCCACTTTGGCCTCTTCCATCGAATAGGTGTACTCAGCACTGGTCGTTTCAATCGTTCTAAGCAGTGTGCTTCCAGACAAGACCTGCACAATATAACCCTGTGCGCCAGCAGCAAACTGCCATTGCACCTTAAATGAACTACCCACAAATGGCGACTGCAGCGACAAGCCCTTGACACCTGAAGGACGCCCACCGTTAAGTGTGTGGCTATAGGCTGTCACCTCATCCAGAGTTTGCTCTTTCTGTTGCAGGCCATTGAAGCTGGTGAACTTGAGATAGATGGTTTTATCAATCAGATTCGAATTGAATTCATGCTGAAAGATCGCTTTATCTATTCGCACAAATGATTCACCGGCATTATGCGCTAAAGCATCATCAAACCGTCCACGTAACACGCCACCAAGCGTATACAAACCAGATCCATTTAAGGTTGCATCGACATAGCTGACATATTCATCACCGACTCTACAGAGCGTTGTATTCAACTGAGCATCTTCAGATGTTCCACTAAAAATCTGACTGGATGTATTTAGCTGGACTTGCATTGCAGTTGCACTGGAATTAATTGCAGCAACTAACTGGCCATAGCGTGCAGATCCGTAAATTGTTCCAATCATTTCATACGTTGTATTGTCCAGACTCGCCCAGACATTACAGCCGCCCCAGTTGCTTCCACCCGATGCTGCTACCCATACCTGATTTTTACCATCCGTTAGATCGAGCGGCGGTTCAAAGATTACCGGTGCATTAACATTACCAGGTTCCTCGTTACCCCCTTGATAACCATTTGACGCCTGTAAGTCGTATTCAACTGCTGATCGAGAACCCACCGCTAACTCTTCTGCAGTCACGGTAAGCAATCCATCCTCATCTTCTTCAATGCGCGTGATACGCACTGGGAAGCGATCTAAACCCAAAGACTCATCTGTGAGCGTCACGATATCCATCGGCTCGAGTCGGCAGTACTTCCAGCCCAGATCAAACTCATATTCATTGCGCACGTAAAGTTTGCGCTGTAGCAATAATTGCACAGCATGTCGGGCAATCTTCGGCTCACAGAAGAAGTCGTACTTCACTGGATCTTGTGTACGTAGTCCAAACATTTCAATATTGGCTTGGTCTTTCGCTTCGACCGTCTCGGTATTGTACTGATTGAAGCGATTCACGTACTCAATCTGACAGTGATTAAATGCATCTGTGTCACGGCTACGCTTCACGCGAACGGGCTGATCATCACCAATGAAGTCATCATCTGTTAAATGATAGGCTGGTGTCAGATCCGGTGTAAACGTGACTCCATTTCCTGATACTGCAGTGTCACCATAGGACCGAATTTTTAAACCATCCGGGCTGGGTACAATCGCACAATTTACCGCCTCAACGATTTCATTAATGATTTCATGCGCGGCACGCTGTTCTGTCAGTGCAGGGCTGATAAATAAGCCGGTGGCTGTACAGTAACGACGAAACTCTAAGAGATCTGCCATGTTTAAGTTAGGTGCAGCACCGTAGCGCGGATGACTAATTAGATCTTCAACAACATCAGCTGGATTGGCATCATGAATTGTGTCAGAAAACGTGATGTCGCTAATCACTTCAAAGTTATGATTCGATAATGATGCACTACCACCTAAGTCATAATTTGCACACGCGATATAGCCGAGAAATGGATAATGTACTGCCTGATCAGGATGCATGGATGCCAGATAACCCCACACTGGGTTATGATCACCGTCGAAGAGTTCAAATCCGAGTTGATCAATTGGCTTGAGCTGCACACCGCCTTCAGTTTTTGGAACAATCTGCTCCTTATCTCGCCAGATATTGCCAATATCGCGTATTTTGGTTTCGCATAAACCCAGCATTAACGATGCGCTGTATGTATACGTTGTATTGCTTGTTTTCGTTTTACCGCCCTTACCTCCCGACTTGGTTGTCGTAGTATGCGCAGTCGATGAGAAATCGCCATACCAGAACATATTTGCAGCCAACCGGTTTTTGCCATAGACCAGTGGCTGGCATAGTCCATATGCAGATTGCTGAACACGCATAGAGTTTATGCGGTTGTCTGATGTGCTGATTGTTGTACTGCCAAATATTCCACCCATTATTTTTTCAGCCTCTTCATACGAAAAAACCCGGCGATTCGCCGGGCTAAACTTCCTTTGGTACCATCTTGAAGAATGACTCCCAGATGGATATATGAATGAATGATTGTTGGCCATTCAACGACAATTGCGCCATGGCTGACACATTTGCCAATTTTATAAAGCACAATATCCCCCGGCTCTGGTGGCCCGTCCACTTCAAAGCAGACACTCCTGATATGCTCAAGATAGCGCTCACCCATCTGATGCATATGCCAGTCTGGCGGATACGGACGCGGATCTAAATGGTCCATGAGTCCAACTTTTTCATAGACCTCACAGATCAGCGTACCGCAATCCACCCCAACGCCTTTGACACGGCCTTGGTGGTGATATGGGGTGCCGAGCCAAGTGAGAGCTTCTTGAACGGCAAGCTCGTTTTTTTGCATAAACTCACCTAATTTTTGGCAATAAAAAAGCCCCTTTCGGGGCTTATCTTTTTTAAATCATCTTCGTTTCAGACAAGGGCTCCGGCTTCGGACGCTCAGCTTCATACTGCTCTTCTGAGATAAACTCGACGTTGTGAATCGTATTCAATTCATTTGATTCGGTTAATTCACCGTACATCAAAGTTGCGCCAGAATCTTTGTTTGTTACTTTGAAGTACTGACCGTCTGCTCGTGTATATTTTTTAACGCTCATTAAACTAATCCTCCATCAACAATTGTCCAACCCGCACCAATTAATCCGGCCATAGCTGCAGCGGATGCTTGCGAGCGTTTCGCTGCAGCGTTAATAACTTTTGGACTTGTACCATTGGCCCACGCTTGCTGTCGTGTCGTACCGACGTCGAGCCACATCGCATTTAAGTATTTGTCATAATTCTCCGTAGACCAGTTTGGTGCCACTGATACGTCCGCAATATCAGCATTCACATTGTATTTAGCGGCAAATGGAGATAAATCTTGATCGAAAGCTGTGGCATTGAGAGCAAATCCTTCAAACGTCAGCACATTTCGGATGTTGAAATGCGAAATGGGTTGATTAAACGAAATCGCACCATATAAGAAAAATTGCATGTATTTGACAGGGCTAAAGTCAACAGTAATTGTGCTGTTAAATTTTGGGCACATATAAAACCAGCCCCGTGCATTTTCCAGTTTTGGCGCACTAAATTTTACTGGGCTGTTAAAATTGGACTCTGCAAAAAGGTCTTGTGCATACATTAGATTTGGCATAGTGCCGAAATCCACTGGTTGATTAAAATTAGAGCCTCTAAACATTTCACTGATATCTACTGCGCTTTTCATATTCCAATTTATCGGCTGATTGAAACCTGAATATGCGAAAATTCGATTGAAACTAGCACAATTCGACATATCAAGTTGATCTACAGGTCGATTGAACTTCTTCGTTCCCTCCATCATGCTGTACGCATTAATACATTTGGACGTGTCAAGATGGTTAATACTCTGATTAAATGATTCTGCATTTTTTAAAAAATAACCGAATGATACGAAGTTAGATGTATTCCAATTTGCAAAATCCCTATTGAATTTTGTCGCACCCTCAAATACGTGATCGCCATATATTACATGTGAAACGTCCCACATTTTCACAACTTGATTGAAAAGTGGCGAGTTCTGTGCGATCTTCCAAATTTTACCTTCATTACTTGGTAATCCGAGGGTGTAATCTGGGTAAGCTCCTGACCCTAAGTTATCGCCTACTAATGCTTCATCATTGCTCCAGCCAATATAGCCATATTCACGACCTTCATCCAAGGTAAACGTAAAATCCTTAGTAATGTCGCTACCAGCACCGCCGAAGTCTATCTCTATTGCTGGTGCGCCGCCTGATAAACTCAGCGTCCCGCCTACTGCTATGAATTTCGCAGCATTCTCAAACTTAAACTTGAAGACACCACTTGTGTCAGAGTCATAATTTCGAACAATACGAGCAACGCTTTTCATATTTTTCGGCGGAAATACGTTGATGGATTGATCAACAACATTATTAGATTTAAAAACAGTGCATGACATGTTGTTCGCTCCTATGCGACATATTCATATTGGTTATCTAAATGAGCTAGACGTTGTTTAGCCCATGACACAATTTGATTGACATTTGAAAAGTTTTTTGAAGGTAAATTAGGCCACCTATTGAATTCAGTTAGAATCAAATCTTTTGGATATTTCGACGCAAGCTCAAAACAAATTTCATAAACAGTATCTTCATGGAAGATTTTCAAATCACGCAGTTCTTTATATCGAGCCTTTAATTCTGTCGCATAAGCGATTTTGACCTTTTTCCAGAAATTAACGGTGGCTAAAGGTAAATCACTTATAGTTAATGTCGAGTCAGCCGCAATTGTCCCGTTGCCCGTCCAATTGGAACCCCAAACGCTGTCCAAATCATAAGGCATGAAATAAAATTGTTCACCATTCCAGCTTACAAACTGGAAGTTTTTGCCTAAACCATCATAATTGAACAAAAAATCCGAGAACAGCCAATAATCTACCACATTAGTTTTATTCAAAAATTTTGAAGCGTTTGCGGTGAAGTCCACTTGACTAGATGAAGCGAAAGTGTCCCAATTTTGCATCGATTGCAATGTCGCTGCTGTGGTCTTCTTCGGAGATTTGAATTCATAAACAACAGTATTATTAAAGTTCACGCCCATTTTTGTAATATCTGCTTGATTGCCGCCCCAATCAATCTGGATTTGAGTTGGTTTAGAACGATCAAGATTATAATTGAAGTACTTCTTACCGATATTGAATGAACCTACACCATAAAATTCGTCATTGACATACAGCACACATGGATAACCGATAGCATGCCCTATTGCGTTTGTAAAAAGCGCGTCATCGCCAGTTTTTCCAACAAACACTTGGTCTACTTCACGTTTATATCCATTCAAACTTTTACGCGATTGAACTATTTTTTCCCATAAAATGTTCCCACCGATATTTCGGCAGTTGGATGAATCCACATAGTTTGCTTTAAAAATCCATTCATCGTGTGGCGGTACATCACCAATTTGAACCTTCGATGTGAAAGCTAAAGTCCAATTCTTTTTCGGATAAGCCGCGCTAGACGAACCTTGAACTTCCATTTCTACTTTGTCGCTGAACGTCACACCGTCGATATGAATCTCAGCTTTGGCATTAATTTTTGTTCCTTTCGCAGTCGGCAACACTCCGACATCTGTAAGGTAAATTTGAACCAACGATTCAGGTTTCTTAAAAGCCAGAACTTTTAAATCCGCTGCATTTGCAGAGACTTTGCGCTGTTTTAACTCATTAATTTCATTTGAAATATTGACGCCATTCAAAACCCAATTCCCAAACTTGTCAACATAACCGAGCAGGTTATTTTCCGCGTCTTCAAATTTGATAAGCTTCGAGTTTTCGGATTGATTTACCAGTTTTTTCAAATACTCAAGCATATTGATAGCATGGTGAATCCCGTCGATCTGGCCAGAGCGCAGCATGCCGTTTTTTGTTAATCGCAGGACAATATTTCCGTCGCTATCTTCAAACGTATATAAATCACTGGAATTACTTGTCGCAAGCAGCTTTAACAATACGCTGATATTGTTCAGATTCAGTTCATCGACAAACTTTTGTAGTTCTTTGATGTCTTCCTGATTTGTGAGCAAGATTGAACGTTTAGTATCTTCATCATAAGAAACAAGTTGACCCTTTTTATTTAAAGCAAGTACAACATTGCCAGCGTTGTCTTCCCATTCAAATAAATTTTCTGAATTTGAGCTTTCAAAAAAATTACTTTCCTTCGCTGGTGTGAGATTCGTACCATCCCAAGTATAAAGCCCTGCATCGTCTCCCTGTGCGATACGCACAGTAGAATTTGCTGGTACATTGATTTTATCTGCTTCAAACAAAGCCATATTTGCATAGCTGTAGTTGCCGCCTTGCGCCTCGACTAAATCAAGTGACATTTGACGAATATGATTGAGCAAAACGGTTAATGCATTTTTAAACTGTGATTCGGTGATGGTGTTCCCGATAAAATCGTAATCGCTCGGTACAGTCATTGGGTTACCCTCAAGAACAAAAAACCCCGCGAATGCGAGGCTTAGAAAGTTAAATTTGATTAAACAGACGTTTCCGGAATTGGAATAAACGGCGCACCACGAAAACGGGAAAAGTTATTAAAGCGGTTCTGGCAAGTTTCCAGACGCTTATCGCAACCCGGATAAACCTTGATTCTCTGCCCCACCTCAGGATTTTCAAGTAATGGCAATGTAAGAAGCAGCACATCAAGCTCATGTAGACGAACCGTTCGTTTAAGACCCTTATTACCACCCTCTAAAAATTCGATCACGCCTTGCGTGAACCAGCCTTGCGGCTGGTTGATATCACATAGGATCCGCGATGCTGTACTACCAGTTGCGATCGTAGTTTCAAGCGCATAATTTTCACGATTTAAACCACAGGCGTGATCAAACAGTGTATTGCTGCAGCTTGGCTGGTATAAATTACGGGGCATCTGCACGTTCAATTCATCCAGATCTGACGCAACACTGGCTTGTATCGTATTACGATCAAACTCAGGTTCAATAATCCGGCCTTCAAACAGCTTAATAGTTCCTGCACTGGTATCAGTCGGTGTAGACGCATCCATAAAAATACGTTCAAGCTTGAAACGTGCACCATCCATCTGACCATTGTGAAAAGCCTGAACAATACGCAGACTTTCAAAAGTTTCTTCATCTGTAACATCAATTGTTATAGATAAATTATCCACTTCCACACCCAATGATAATGTGATGCCATCCCGACTAATGATGGGACCATCAGAATGATAAAGCTCACCCGCAACAATGAGATCAAAGTCATAATTGGTGTATCTATAGATATCATTCTGGATCGTCGTGATCGTATATAGATCTGCCATCACGAACTGATTGGCATCAAGTAATGCAATGAGTTTTTCCGAAGCTGCTCTCATACTTTATTCCCCAGTGAGCCTACCATCTCAACTTTTCCAGCTTTCCATAGTTTGCTCATAAAATTGGTGTACTGCTGTTCATCATCTGCAAAGCGGCAGCGATAATAATAGGTGCCACTGATCGTGATGGATTCACCTGCGGCCAATGGAATAGGCATCTGCAGCAAACCATTTGTAGTAATACCAAATTGAAGTAACCACATTTGATCATCAGGATCTGACCACATCGGTTTTGATGCATTCTCACTCCACATCAACGGATCTTCACTCTGTTCCGCTTGGGTATGTTGTAAAGGGATCTGAGTGGTATTGATCTGCTTATAAAGCTGGAATGACGTTTGAACCCCATCGCCTACAAACGTGCACTGAAATTCATTGTCCTCAGGCATCTTGAAAAGAAATGAATCAAATGAGCCACGGCGCTCTAGAAAGAAACCTTCAAGTTGCTGTAATTCATTACGCCCCTTGCTCTCCCGAAGGAATGCAAAGGACATGCTGATCTGATATTTAGGTACTGCCTGATAACTAGCCCTTAGTTCTCGACCATTTACTGATTGCATGATCTTGGTATTGAACATGGGGGTTTTAGTTAGATCCCACTCTAGACCCGGCAGTTCAGGAAACAATACGTCTGACATGAATCCTCCTTATTTACCGTTTTTACCAAATCCACGGGCATAACTTTGCAAACCACTAGCAACTGCACGACCATTGCTCTTCAAGAGCCGTTGAATACTCTTGGCATCAATTGCACTAATATTAATGGTTGCTCCCGCACCTCCACCTTCAGCAACTGCAGCAGCTCCAAAGCTTGCTCCATTACGCAAAGCTTTACCCATTTCACGAATGGTATTCGCATGTTGGGAAGGTAAAACCATTTCATCTTCATGTAGCTGGGTAACCGGATTCACACCTGAAGGAATGTCGTAACCGCCTCGAGCAGATTTAATTTTACCTGCAAGACCAGCCACTAAACCAAATGCAGCCGCACCGGCACCAACGGCCAAAATTGGACCGACATATGGAATTGCAACCATTGCTTTAAAAGCTCCAGCCATCGCTTCCCATGCCGACATCATGATGCCTTTGATAGCTTCAGCTGCTTTTAATCCCAATCGAGCTAAACCACCCGCAGCTGTAACACTGGTACGTGTTGCCTCACCTGCGATCGTTGCTCCCGTTTGAGCCGCTTGGCCGGAAGCCTCGGCCGCTGTTTCGGCACCAACGAAACCAAGTTTACGAGCCAACTTAATGGCTTGGATTCTTAGCCATCCTTGCAACTCTTTAGTAGCTGTTTGCAAGGCAAATTGCCCCATGTCAGCAAGCACTGCTTTAGTTGCGTTACTCCAAGTGAGGGTACCATTCATAAGAGACTGAATGCCCTGATCCCAAAGGTTAGAAAGTCGAGAAGTAAAGCCACCAAACTTAGCTTCAAAGTCTTTCATTTCCGCATCACTGATTAAGCCCATAGACTTAGTGTCAGCAACTTTCTGATCTGTCTCTAAATCAGAAATGTTGTTTGTGATTTGGTTTTGATTGCCCTGCTTACCCGTAATACCGGTTTGCTCATTTTCCAAAGCCAAACGCTCTAAAAGACCTTGTCGCTTAATTTCGCGTAACTGATCTTCTAGCTGTTTTTCCAACTGGACTTTTCGGACATTCGAAATTTTCTTGGCATCATATTCAGCTTGGATCCGTGCCGCCTCAATTTCATAAAGGCGCTGTGCTTGCTGTTGATAATTGTCTATCTGTTCTTCACGAGCTTTTTTGTATTCCTCAAACTCTTTTAAACGGATAGCAATGATCTTGTCGGATGCATCTTTTTCAGCTTTGACTTTTGCAGCGGCTTTTTCATCTGCAGTCATCTTGGATTTTTCAATCTCATCTAATGCCTTTTGCAGATCTAAAGCGACTTTCTTTTCTTCGGATGCATATTTATACCGAATATCGGCAAGTGCTTTAGCTGCTTGTTCAGCTTGGCGCTGACGTTCTTTAGCTTCCTGCTCAGCCTTAGATTTAGCTGATGATTTAGAACCGCCTTTATCATCCTTAACGCCTGTACCAATCCCCTTATTAGGATTTGGAGGCGGAGTGCCAATTCCAATTTTTGGCGTATCTGGTTTTTCAATGGGCTTTGCAGGATCCTTATACACATAGTTGGTAATTTTTTTACCACCTGCGGAAGTAACATCGAGAATCCGTTGCCCAGCAGTTACGAGTGAATTAGTGGCTGTAGCTGCCCCTGCATTCCATGTGTTTTTCAGGTCATTCATTCGTCCTTTCATTTGATTGGTATATCGATCAGTGATACCGCCAAGTTGAGATAAGCCACCCTCCCATGCTGCTTTCGCACCTGAGAAATTGAAGTGAAGAATATTGTTAACAACACTACCAAATGTTTGAAACTTAACTTGTAGAACATCCAGACCGTATTGGATAGTGCTACGAACCATATCAAAGCCAGCCATAAGGCCATTAAATGCAATGATAAGAGCTTGGCATACTGTAACTACAACGGCGCGAATAATTGCAAAGGCGGACTGAACACCAACCTGAAAGCCTGTTACTACTATTCCTAAACCACGAATCACAACCGATACAGCATCCATAAAACCAATTTGTGCTACTGATCCATCACCGATATTGCTCGTCAAATCCTGCCAAATCCCACCAATGGTATTAAAAATATCCTCAACAATACTAAAGAAGCTGCCAAAAATACTGATAATAGATTTTATGGAATCATCAATTCCTTCTTTAGATTCAACTGCAAAATTTAAAAATCTATTTGCCAAGTCTGTCAATGCTGGTGCTGCTTGAGCAGCCATTCGAGACATAACACCTTGCACAGTTGAATGAATCGTCTCTAATGCTGTATTGAATTCTTTCGTTGATTGCATTGTTTCTGAGCTCATGATCACCCCTAAATCATGAGCTTGTTTTGCGTATTCCTTTAATTTTTCGGCATTATTATCTAAAAGTGGTGCCAATAATGTCGCATCATCAGCCAATGAATCCATATAAAAAGTCATTTCGGCTTGAGAGACATTGGCCTTTTGAAGGGTTTGATGATACTTCTCAAGAATTTGAGGTCCAGATAAACCTTGAAATTCTTTAGCAGTTACTCCAACTTTAGGGGCAATCTTTTCAAAGAAGTCGGCCATTTCTCCGCCGCCTGTTTGCATGAAGTCACCAAACTTATCGTTGACATCCTTCATGATGTCACTCAGCTTATCTTGCTCGACACCAACCTTCTTTGCAGCAAATGCCCACTCTTGAAACTCTGTTGCATTGGCATTTGCTAAACGGGATTGTATTTCTATTTCTTTTGATGCTTTCCCAACTGCTGAAACTAAGTCAGGTATTGCACCTATAGCCTCAGCTGCTGTTCTAGCCAATTCCTCACCAATACCTAAGAGAAAGCCTCCTTTAATTAGTGAGAAACCACCCGTTAATGAATCTTTAATATCATTGCCTACACTCTTAAACTTATCTGAGATGTTGTTTGCAAAATTATTAAATTCTGAACGTATACCTGACAAGTCGATTTTAAGATCAATGCCTTGACTGGAATTTTCAATTTTCCTTGAAGAATCTGAAACTATTTTTTCTGCATCTTTCATCCCCTCTTTTAGTTCAGAGGTCTTGGCACCGACATGGACTTCAACACGGTTATTGTTTGCCATAACTTCCTCACTGGCATTAAAAAAGGCCCTTGAAAGGGGCTGAGCTAAAATAAAAAAACCTTGCAATAGCAAGGCTTTTTAAGGTTATTTATGGCAAGTTAATCAGCCATATTTTTTGGCAAAATCTTCATCAGAGGTGCATAGATAAATTATGCCCTCAAAAAATGCAATTATTGCAGGCAATAACGTCCAGCAAAAAATCAAATAAAGTATCCCCATACCGACTTTGCCCAAGTAAAACTTATGAACTCCTATACCCCCAAGAAATAGAGCAAAAATCCCAGCAGCAATTTTGCTTTTCTTTCCATTTACTTTTGCGTCTTGTTGTCTTACACCACATTTTGGGCAAATTTCAGCACGTGCATCAATTTGCTGACCGCATGCATAACAAAATTTAGTTGGAACCATTTAAATACTGCCTATTTAATTTCAGCTTTAATTTTTTGAATCATTTTCTGTTCCAAAACACCACGTGAAACACAAGTTAAAGTGATATTTTGAGTTACATCACCAACTTTATAATCACCTTGCAATGTTGTGCGAACATCTAAAGAATTATCTGCAATTAAAATATTATAAGCAACCTTAGTACTGGTTCGATTATCTTTTAAATAATCAATGCCCATTGTTGTTCCGCAATCTGCTAAATCTGGTGTAAGGCGATAATCACGAGCTGCAGTAGAGATTACTCCAGCATCAGCATTAGCGCTCATAATCTGTTCACCATTAATTGCTAACGCACGTTGAGCTGCTTTAAAAATTTGATCCTTCGTAGCGCTCACTTGCTCGCTTGCACTTTGATTTAATGTGACAGGCGCTTTATATGTCGTTGCACAACCTACTAAACTAGATCCCACCACCAAAGCAAATAATATCTTTTTCATGATTTCACCGATTGTTATAAAGTGAACCTAATTTAACAAACCGATTACTTTTTGTCACATTGAAAAAATCAGGGCGGCTTTAACCACCCTGCGGGAAACTTTCTAACACTTCTAGCATATCATCCTCTTCATCATCTGAAACGGTGATAGCTTGCGGAGTTTCTTCGATACCCATGAAAGCTTCTAAAATACGACAAAGACGTTGTATTCCTATATGGGCGGGAGGGTTACTTTGCTGATACGCACTTAATGCTCTTAATCTAGGTAGATCCATTTCATCACGTACATACTCGTAATCTTTACCCATAGTTAGCACTAAATGCGTGTAAAGCTCCTCCCAATCTATTCCCCCGAACCACCTGCAGCGTTGTCATCATTTCCTTTAAGACCTGACACAGACATTACAGCTTCCATGACTTCTGTTAGCTGATCCATATAAATCATATCAGCAACATCATCACGTGTGATATCCGGGTAATTGCGCTTAAGCGACTTAAACGCAACATCAATCACGGTACCCACATCATCGGGCTTAAATGCTTGAAGAGCTGGCAATAACTTTTCAACCGCACCAAGTGACAAAGGAGCAAATACAAATGGCTGACCATCAATAATAATTGTTGAGCCACGTGGGTTATCAACTTGCTTAAATTGCATCTGGTATTACTCCGATAAATCGATTTTGAAAACACGGTTAAGATCATCAGCCATAGGCTGGAATTCAAACTCAGGAATATCGTAATCGTCCTGTTTTGAACTGAATCCAAGTTTGTTACTGGTGCAACGGAAGAAATTCATGTGCATGAACTTGCCTTTGTAGTCACGTTGCAGGTCAACGGCAAACTCTGGCGTATAACCCATATCTAGATTAGATACAGTGATTGACTTAGCACCCGCTACCATTGCTGAATAACGGAAGTTAATAAATACCGTTTTACCTGCATCGGCAGCCGCAAATGTATATGCACCGGTTGCTGCATCCACACTATATTGTCCGGTTGCTGGCGCCGAAGCTACACGTTTAAGTGGGATTGCTTTAGCATCTGTTACGCCTAGATCCTTTACATATGTACCGCTGTTAGGAACAACCGGTGTAACAGTACCGCCAGCCGGAATCACTTCACCATTAATGGTTTGGGAAACTGTTTCGATTCCACCTTCAGCAACAACGCCACCGAAAAAAATTGAATTTAACAATGTACCGTTAATACGCCCGAAAGAAGCTTTACATTTAATGGTACCTTTACCACGTGCAGCATCTACAGCAAATTGACCACGACCGAAAAGCTCTTTTAAGTCATAGCTTATATCCACACCAACGGATTGCATCACCCCCACTTCAACTGGTGTGGGATTACTAATCGGTTGCCCGTAGACATCTTGAATCGGTGTAGCAAAGATCTTGCCGGCACCAAATAAATATTGAGCCATTTATTTTGACCTCTCTAAAATGACAAAACCGCCATCGAGGCGGTCATAAAATGAATGTTTTGTTAATTGGTTGTGAGGATCCGGATAGGGATAATGGCAATCGCCTGATCATCCAGCATGTTTTCTACTGCTTCATATACTTCTATCGTACCTTCTATCCAGCAATGCTCTACCAAACCACCTAAGGTCTGACACTCATTAAAATCTGGATGATCTGGCTGAATAGCTTCACGTACACGATCAATGAATATATTCATCTGTGATGATGGTGGCTTTGTAGTGTCCGATTCATGAATATAGAGATAAACCTCAGCAGCTAGTTCAATTTTTGAATCTAAACCATGTACCGGTACTTCCTGCTGATTGCCTTGTGTAATAAACATGGCTGGACGTTGCTCTGGTGTCACATGGTTAAAGTGTCGAAGACGGCGACTGACCGTACTCAATCCTTCTACTCTTGTGCTTAACCTTTCAAACAACGCCTGATAGATTGCTTCGCTATCCACCTGCTAAACCCCGCTCTATTGCTGCATCAATATTTTTCGGCACTGACTTGGCCACAATATCTAGTGAATCACGCATGAACCGTAACTCTCTAAAACGAACATTCCTAGAATGGGCCTTAATATTGACCTGAACCGGTGAAATAGGTCGGCCAAAAGCCTGCTTAATAGTTCTTAAATGGGCTTTAACACCCAAAGCTCCATTTAGACCAAACTCATGAGCGAAGGCATAAGGTACCAATGCACCACCAGCACCTACGGTTCCCTCAATGGAATCCTTATCCTCATCCACCTTTGATGAAACGGATCCACGCAAGCGGCCTGAATGAACTTTAAGTCGTTGGCCACTTAACATGTCTTCCTGAACAATCCGCTGTAAGCGTAAAGTAAGAGCGTTAATCGTGCGTCTTATTTCAAACCTAACGCGATTATTCAAGTCATCAAAGTTGACTTGGCTATCAACACGATAATCGCTCATAGCTTAATTACTCTTTAGCAGATGCTGCCGATTTCTTTGGCTCAACAACTTCAACATAACGCTCAAAACCTAAGGGCTTTAAAATATGGATGATGTCATCATCAGATTCTAAAACGCCGTTTTTGATATCTAGGTTTTGCCCGGCAATAACGAGTTTGGTTGGCTTATAACCTTCTGGTGCCTGATATTTAAAAGGCATGGGATTCTCCTATACAACAAAGGCACCAACACCTAAACGATTAGGGTTTGTGCCTTCATCATCAATTGGAATTGAATTTTTCAACGCAAGGTAACGCTGGCCATACATGCTGAGATCATAGAAAGCTTCTTTCGATGATCGTGAATAACTCACACTTTGGCCCGCAATTGTCATGCTTGAAGCGGTACCAAAAGCAGCACCATTGCCACTTACAGTACCAACTTTAAGAATATGTGCTGCATATAGACCTACAGCACGTTCCTTTAATGCCCCGAACTCAATTTGAGAAACAATCAGATCCGCTTCTTCTAAAGCATCCTGAATTCTTGCATCTGGCAAAGACATTAAACTCGAATCAGTCGAGAACTTTTCACGAAACGTTTGTACGTCCATACGTCTACCTTATTCCTTTGCCTGAGCTAACTTAGCTTGTAACTGGTCAAGTGTTTCATCATCACTAAACGTTACTTCAAGCGCTGTTAATTCAGCCTTCACGGCGGCCAAAGCATCTTCATCAGTTGGCTTTTGCTGCTCACCTGCTGCATCGTTTTGTTTACCACCTTTACCACCACGGCCACCAGTTTTACCTGTTGCTTTTGGCTCATCATCTGGGATTTCCTGAACTTCAAGTTCACCGATATTAATAAGATGTTTAGCAAACTTATTTTTACTGAGCTTCTTGTGTGCTTCTTCATCCACAAGAGTTGGGGTGCCTGTAGGCAAAACAGCAATACCAGAAAAAACAAAAGCGGCCTGTAAGCCGCTATAGATATAAGAATATTTCATACTGTTTTAATCCTTACACGTGATCCAAGTAACGGAGAGAATCAACACGCTTCAACCATACGCCCTGATATTTGTAGTGACCAGGCACTTTAATATCTACACCAACTGGTTGAGCTGCCAAGAAAGTGACGTCATCACATTTCATTTGGATGCATGACGGATCACGGCGGTAAATGATAGAACGGTCAGCACCTGCTGTACCTTTGCCGTTTGAACGACCTAAACCACGAATGGTTAACGGCTTACCTTGTGATGCGAAGATGTTATTTTCTTCAATGAATTTTAAGAAAGTCTTACCGCCAGAATCAGCAACTACACGAGTAGAAAGGTGTAAGTATTGATTTGATGCCATCAAATAAGTATCTGGCTGTACGGACACATCCCCATCAACAAGATCTTCAGCATCTGCCAAGCTTGCGTTAAAGTCACTTAAAACTTCTTCAATGGTTGCAGTAGCCCAGTTATGTTGAGCTGTAACAATGGTTACACCAGTCTGATTTAAGAAACCCTTAACCCCTGTAAGTGCATTGCCATACCATGCAATGTTGCTTAAGTGTTTTTCTGCAGCAAGACGAGCTGCCTCTACTTTATCTGCTTCAAGTGCTAAATTTAATTTTTGAGCTGCTTCTAACTCCAGCACTGAATACATATAACCAATTGTGCCGACCTTCACTGGCAATTGAACAGTATCATATTCAACTTCGGCCAAAGGAATATCATTACCAGTTCCTGAATGATCTTTACCCAAACCCACACCCTTCTTACGGCTTAGGATTTCTCCTCCACCATATACAGCACTGACAGGTTTAACAGGAATGTATTTAGCGTAATCCATCACTTGCTGAAGCTGAGGATCCATTTCGTTAAATTCTTCCAATTTAACGAATAATTGGGCTAAAGCATCAAGGTTAAATGCATCACCAATATTTGCTTGAACCATTTGAGCTACTGGTGTTAAACGTAGCTTCATTGCTGCCAATTTACTCATAATTATTATGCCCCACGTAATCGAACAGCTGCTAAACCCTGTTCATTTGAAATTGTTTCCCAAGATGCGTTTGGCAACTCTGTACCGTCTGTTGCTGTTGGGGATAAAGAACCTAACGGCGCTGCTGTGGTGCCGTTAGCTGTTTTGACATAAACCTTTGCGTTGATATCGGTGACTGGTGCGGTGACCTTCACGTAAATCGAGCCTATCGTCATAACTGGCGCAACATCTGTTGCTTTGTAGGCTTCTTTGCCATCTGCCGTTTTGCCTGACTTGCCTACGCCGTGACGTACGATAATTCCAAACTTGGTATTAGTTGCACCAGTTACCGCTGAAACTGTTTTTCCATCCGTACTACGTACAACCACGTCACCATCGTTCACCAAACCGGTACCAGCCACAGGCAGGGATAAAATATCCTCTGGCCCAATGAGGTGAAACTTCATACCGGGTGCAGCATCGTATTGCTTAACCATGATTTACATCCCCTTAGATTGTTTTGTATGCGTTTTCTTTACTGTAGGTCTTTTCATCCCCACCGCCTGCTGGGTTGCCATCACCAGCTTTAACACTTTGCTGCTGGTGAAGCGCATCACCTACGGGATTAGAAGGATGTGTACCCTTCACAGCACAGAGTGCACGGAAAGTTGTGTCGATCTGCTCAGGCTTTGCATCACCTACTGATACGCTACCCATCAAAGCTGTTACTAATGCATCACCAGCTTTAGCAGCAATTACATCACGCTTGATTTGCTCGCATGTGCAGCCTTCTGTTTTAACTGTTGGTACCAATGCTTTAGCATCCGCAATCACAGCAGCACGTTCAGCCGCAGCTTGTTCAAGTTTTTCAGGCGTCATTTGGTTCTTTTCCAGATCACCTACTTTTTGCTCCAGAGCTGTTTTTTCGGCATGCAACTGATCTACAACCGCTTGAACTGCGTTCAATTCATCACCGATAGAAAATTGCTTATCACCAACTTTGAGCTTTGCCGCCTTTAAATTGTCAAGCTGCTCTTGCTGGATTTTTAATGCATCCGCTAAAGGCGTGTTGTCGCCAATGTTATAGCGCACACCATTTACAATTGCTTCCATTGTTTTATTCCCCTTATGTGGAGTTTGTTGTTTGTCACCGATGCGGCAATCACCACCACAACGGCCATATTTAACGAGTGCTACGTGATTGCCAATAAAATTGATAAATTTGGCTTGATACGGCGTGCCATCTGGCGCAGTACCCTGCTCAACGATTAATAAGGCTCCATAGCCAAGCGACATTTCTAGCCGCTCGTTGCTTTGGATCAGATCAATGCTGATCTTGTCTTTAATGAGCAAATCACCCACCAGATAATCGCCTTCCTGTCGGACGTTCTCACAATAGCCAATGTGATAATCCTTCCAGTTAGATGCGTTAATTTCATTTTTAGGCGGGTGATAGTCAGTAGTGTCTACACCATCAAAGCTTTGAATAGCCTCAGGCTTAAAAAGCTCCTCTGGTGGCGTGTAGACATTGATGACTTGATCAGCGGTATAACCTTCCAGAGATGGAAACTCATACGCATAGTACTGTCGTACTTGTGGCGCTTTAGCTAAGCGAACATTGACGCATTTCAGATACCCATCTTGGGTAAATGAGCGTGTCGATTCGCTTGGCGCAAAGTCACCAATTTTGAGTTGGTAAATGGTTTTCATAAATTGCGCTCAATAAAAAACCACCCGAAGGTGGCTTTATCAATTTTAAAAATTAAGTACTTGAATAGGTAACCGAAAAATCTTTCCCTGCCCCCAAGTCGACACCATCAATAAAAATTTTTGTTTTAAGGGGTTTAATATTTGGAGGCTGAAAATCTAACTTTTTGATACTTTCCACCACCTCTTGAAACTTTTCAGCCGCCTTACCCGCCGCCTTAGCCAAGTTAGGGAAGCCATCACAGCAGGACATTAACCACGGCGGGGTGAAGTCACCGCCAATTACTAGCCCACCTTTAACTAATCCCTGTGCTTCTAAACGGCGATAAAACCGTTTTTTATTAAACTTTTTACGCTTCATGGCCATAAATCCTTATTAATGGTATTAGGCTTTTAAAGCCATAATGATCGAATCTAATTTCCAAAGCAGAATGGGGATTGAAATTAAAAGAACTGACAAGAAAACCTTTTTCAAAGTTAGCTCTCGGATCTGGTTCATATGCTCATGGGTTACGTTGCTTACTTCATCCCATTTTATTGGAGGGGCAGAAACAGTTGGTGGCGGAGGCGTAGGTTTTGGCCTAGGGTTGTGGCAAGGTTGATAGCCATTTCCATTTATTCCATTGTAATGAGTACATGCTGGGCATTTCCCACAAGGTTTAAAGTCAGTCAATTAAGATATCCTCATAATTAGGTAATGCCGTGCAACGACAACGGATAGGCTGACCGGGATGTCCACCATCTGGCGGTGAATCCCATCTAAATGTCTTGCCCTGTTTATGTTGATGATCTGGCCTTACACGCTCATCTTTCGCCGTTTGCCATGTGTATGTCTCAACACCCATCGAAAGCTGTCGGGCTTGGTTGATTTGGCCGTTAATCTTGCCCATCTGATCACTAGCAATAAGGCGCGCACGATAATCAGTAGATAACCCTAATTGCTTAATAGCTTTGGCCAACTCTTCATTTGTTTGTCCAGTCTGCAAAGCATTAGTAATTAATACTTCAAGCTTATCGGCATATTGCTGTGGAATGGACTTAATCAAACTGACATTAGCCGTAATGTTTAGATCTACCTCATCCTGAATATCAGCAGCTCGATAGAACGGCGTTAGATCCACACCAATAATCGTTTTAGTGTGCTCTGCAATTTGCTTGTCCACTTCCTTTTGGGTGTCAGTCACAACCTTTGTGGCCAACGGACGGGAAACCTCAACAACATACTTTGTGAGCTTTTCCCTAAACGCCGCCATCATGTCAGAGAACCATGCATCACCGATGTTCTGGCCTACAGTTGGAATAACTAATTCCTTAGTTTGTTCCTGACAGTATTTAGATATAGCCAGTAATTGCCGTGTGTAATATAGCTCTACACGGCGGTTTACGTGCACGGCTCTCGGCTTAGAAGCTTTACGACCTTTTTTACGTTTCTTCGCCTGCTGGAGGTGGGGTTTCAGGATCTGAATTATCGTTGTCATTAAGCTTCACCATTGTCTCAAGCTCTTTGATATGTTCTTCATCAATCACTGAATAAACACCGTCAATAAGTAGCTGCCGTGCTATCTGTGGCTCTGTGATGATGCCCATCTCTAAATATTTAGCATCCCGTTCAGCGTTAGCTTTCTCAACCTCAGAACGGACTTTAGCGTCTAGTTGCCATAATGGGTTAAACACAACATCTAAGCTTGGAATCTGACGACCAAATGTAGTTTGAACAATTACTCTTAAAAGCTTCATCATGAATGGCTTTAAGGACCATGTTTGCTTAGTTGCGATACTGTCATAATAGTTCCGTGTGTCATGTTCGCCTGTTGCATTCATACCCGCAGGTGATTGGCCAAATAAAATCGTATATGGCATATCCGCAGCACCAGCAGCTTGAATTGAGAATTCACGCATAAGATCAGGCAAGCCACCAAAGCTATAAGATTTAGAGTCATACTCCTCGTCTTTATCCAAGACGATCATGCCATTCAAGCCCTTAAGCAATCCGACACTTAGAAAACGTTCAGCTACGGATTTCATGTCCTCTTTGATCTTATCGACCAAGTTGGGAGTTCTAATCACATCAATTTTTGATTCATGGACCAGACTAGCAGTGGCTTTCTTAACGGCGGCATGATCAAGCAGATCCTCATATACTTCCTGAAGAATACTTACCGGCTCTTCATTAACTACATCGGCATGGCCAAACTTATATAAGCGGGTATGGTGGATCCTTTGAGTTGATTTCCCATCCAGCTTTAACTTATAAAATTCAGGCTGCTTTAAAAGTCCACCTGCCTCCTTAGGCGATAAGTATTTACTGGTATCAGCTTCAATGTACTTTTTCTTAAGCACAGTGAAAAACTCTAAACGACCAACGCCTAACTTGTTTAAATCAAACGGTTGATCTAGGTTGCCGCCGTCTATAGTCCCTAGAAGCACATAACAAACGCCATATAAGCGAGAAAGGACCAAACTAGATAAGAGCACCCCATCTAAGTTAAATGCCTTACATGCCTCTTTAAGCTTCAATAAATCGTTGTCTTGAATCCCTTCAAAAAACCATCCAGCTCGGAGCATGTCACTTGCTGGACGGTTTACGATGCGCTTAGCCAACCAGTGTTGATACACGGCTTCTAATTGCTCATCAGGAATTACTTTCTTAACGAAAGAACCGTGTGAAGCTTTGTCACGTTCGGTACCAATATTTGAGACAAAGTTTGTGTACGCCCCTGCATCGCCAATTGCATCGGGCTTTTTAGTTTCAGCCATAATTTCCTCTAATCAAATACAGTTGGCTTTTTGGCTAATGAATCATTAATCGCATCAATGGTCGGGTCCCACTGGTCGTCATGGTCATGGGACCAATCAGCAGTAAGGCCTTCAATCTCTTCAATGTAGTTCAATAGCCACGGTGCATTAGCTGGTAACCAGACACGGCGTTCTTCAACATAAAGAATGACGTCCATTGTCCTTGAGAGTTTGTCAGTACTTCGCTGAATCGCACGTATTGGTAAAGTGGTCTGCTTAGATATGGACTGAATTAAACCGGTACCACTCGCCTTATCCTCTACGGCCATATAACGAAGCTTGCCAATCTTTGTGTTACTGTCCTTGTGTTTATTGATAAAAGCTTTAGCTTCTTTCAATAGCTCTGGTGCTTCCCATTTGCCACGCTTCACATCGATGATGTAAAGGTTATTGTTATAGCCAAGACCTGCACATAAGAACACTGAAAAGTCATTATGCTCTTTTGTCTTTTGCGCCGTATCTGCCCAAATCGCACGCCATTTAAGAACAGGTAAGTCTAGGTAACGTGGGAACCATTCAGCTTTAACAAGATCACCACCCAGCTTTTTAGGGTTTTGCATGTATTGGCTTGCAAATGTGTAGCGTGACACTGTGGCGCCGTCTTTATCTTCCCCACCTTTTTCCAGCTGCAGCAATGAAAGTAAAGATTCTTTTAATGGCCAATAGCTTTGACGGCCTTTCTCATCACGCTCAACATCACGTGGAATTTTGCGCTGTATGTGCTCTGGTAGCTTAATGATGTACTCATCATCAATAAGTGCGGGAATACTGATCTGTTCCCACTCACCAGGTACATTGCCAGTCAACACAAAGTTAGTCGGATCTTCAACGTGCAAACGTTGCATGATCAGAATAATTGGCGTGTCAGATTTAGCTTTACGAGAGTTGACCGTGTTTAGAATTTTACGGTTAGCTTTACGTCTAGCGGTCTGGCTAAATGCATCCTCAGGCTTTAATGGGTCATCAAGAATAATGGCACCGGTAAAGCCCTCATTAGCTAATGTACCAGCACGGCGACCCGTGACCTGCCCACCCATCGAAGCAGAATAAACATGACCTGCGTCATATCCATCAACGGTGGTTTTCCAGCTCGACTTAGCATCCGTACTGGTAGAAATCTTTACAGGCCATAAGTTCTGAAAGTCTTCCGACTTAACAATATTTCTAGCTGTAGCTGATACATCCTCTACAAGTGATTGCGAGAAAGACAAATACAGAAACCGCGAACGTGCATTACGCGCTATACCACGGGCAATAAGGTTTGTGAGTAATTCAGTTTTACCGCTTCCGGGTGGAACGTTAATAACTAGGTTCTTAACCTTTCCAGCGATTACCTCGTCAATCTTGTCGGCAATATATTCATGATGCCAATTGACCGAAAACTTAAAACCCATACGTGGCAAGAAGAAAGCACGAGTGAAAAATAAATGTTCTTTCTCACATTTAATCCGTTTAGCTTTGGCTTTAACAGGATCAATATTCGTTCTCGAGTTCATCTATCGCCTGCCTTACCTGCTCATCGGTAGCAGTCACATAGGTAATATTTTCGCTTTGTAATGGACCACCACCAGCGCCTGTAATTTCAGTCTTATTCGTGTACTTGCCGCCTATGTCCTCAGCAGCTTGCTTAAGAATGCTTAAAGCTGCTACACGGTTTCTACTGTGCTTTTGATATTGGCTTTCGTAGCGCTGTAAACGCACCGCTAAATTTGCAATAGGGATTGCCTCAGGCTTACCCAAAAACATTTCGCGAGTCTTTTCAAAATCTTTTCTTAATTCTTCGCTCAGGTTCTCGCCTGCCCGTTTGGTCGGGTCGTATTTCTCACACTGCTGTTTAGTAACTTTTATCCCGTATTCTTGGTTGACGAGCTCAGCAGTTTCTGTGGGTGTATTAAATACGGCAAGTGAGCGAACTATAAAGAGTTTTACCTCTTTTTTTAGAGCCGCCATATCCTCAATCCTGTCAACCTACGTCAACCTAAATAGCCAAAAAAAAGAGCCTCAAGGCTCAGGTAATTACGCAGTTTCCACAACATTTCGAAATATCTAAATCAGAAACAAACGGCGGGTTTTTAGCGACTTCAATAAGCCTCTTAACACTGTCATTTGCTCCCCAGCGTTTTACAACACCGATAAACTCTTCCACATCGTGACCGGCTAAATAGTGCTTTGGTAAGCCAGTATGATCACTGTAAATAATTTCACCGTCCGAGTCTCGTTCTACACCGATGTGATAAAGCTCATGTTCAAGCAAAGCACAGAACTCGCTATCGTTTGCCTTTTCACAAAAGCTTGCATCGATTGTGATTAAGTAAACTGGAACGAATCCGAACCAGTCGCGCATTTGCTGCTCTTGTCGGGCTTTCTTCCAGCCGCCTTGTTGAAACATAACCTTTTCACATTGGCCAAGCACCATACGCTTAGCTCTGGTATAAGCAGAAGAAGCCCATGCAAAAGCCAAGAAACCCTCATTGTCATGAAGCATCTCAGCGATATGGTCATGGTCTGGATTATGTAAAGGACCACCAAGCGTAAGAAAATTAGCAACTACCCATTGTTTTAAATCAGGTGCCGGTATTAAACGGAGTGCTTCCTCTTCTTCTGCCTGATCCATAAAATCAGTTGGAGGAAATGGTCTGATCTGATCCATTAAATATTTGCCTCTTTAAATTCTTTAGCCACTCACTAGCGAAATGAGCTTGGATCTGTAATGGACCAGATTCATTAATCTTAAATCTTGGTGCTGCCTCTAACCGAACAACGGTATATCCCATTGATTCAGCAACATCGTAACGGTCCATACTCCACGCTTTTGTTGCCAGCTTGCCCTTTCGTCCACCAGACCAAGGTCCACCAGCAATTTCAACTAAAATACGATGTTCAATTAAATGAAAATCAAAACGCCAATGCTTTGTTGATTTAAACTGGAATTTCTTTTCGTATTTAATTTCAAGATTGTCTAAAGCTTCAGTAAATTCTTCCTCTGCCTCTAAGTACTTTTGAGTAGCTTTAGGTAGCGGTCTGGATTTAGGCTTGGTTTTAGGTTCTTTTTTCCGAGTTAGCCAAAAATACTCTTTATCGTCCATACCAATAGCCTCTTATAAGAAGCCTTCTGGTTTATTGTTGAGTCGTGCAATTAATTTATTTTGCTTTGCTATGGCCAAAAAAAATCGCTCATCTAAGTGAGCGATCTCTTCTTCTGTTAGGCCTTTGGTTGTGCAACTGCCTGTGTGATTTAGCTCTATTTGGAGCTGTCTAATCTCATGCGTAATTTTTTGAAATTCAGTCATACATACTCCAAAAAGAAAAAGCCCCGCCAATAACTAGTATTTGGCAGGGCTTCATGCGCCGTAATACGCTCGGCAAATTAAAAATTTAAATCTGAAGAAAAATTTATACTTCTTATTAAATGGATAAATTGATTGTATTCATCTTCACTATCGAACGGAAACTCTACTTCAGAACCATCCGAGAAATTAACTAATACGGAGCTAAGGTCTATACTTGATTCTATTTTGACAATTTGATCAAGATTATAATGACATGTACCAACTTGATAGAATTTAGGCAGATTACCCATTTCTTATTCCTGTTTAATTTTATTTAGAAAATTATAAGGCCTAAGCATAAAATTTCATAATTCATTCAATACAAAAAAGCTCACCATTTGGCGAGCTTTTAAAATCTTTCTGGCGATTACTTTACATTTCGCCCATTTTAGAAATCTTTATACTCAAGTGTATACCCAACTGTCAAGCACAAGTTTCTTGAGTATCAGGAAGTTCAAAACGAAATGAACGAGAAATACGCGATCTAATTTCATTTTCCCATTCTGCAACAATAGATTCTCCAAATAACTCAAACTTCTGATAGCTTTTAATATACGCTGTTTTAGTGGCACTAATTCCCGCTAGTTTCATTTTCTCTTTCAACGTATATGGTCGCTTACCAGTACCATTACATTTTTCACAAAACCTTGCCCCATCAGGAAAACCCTTTGAATTAAAAGTTTCAAGTTTTCCTATTCCTTGGCATGCTCCACACATAGCTTTAACAAAAACATGGCCACGCAAAATAATCTCAGCAATTCCTTTTGCCAGATTAGTAAGATCACCTTGGGCATTAGTAGGGGTAAATTTTTTCTTTACCATTTCTTTATGAATCTTTACCGCTAATTTATTTCGCGCACGGAAAAAATCACCGGATTTAATCTCACCACGAACAAACTCGACTTTACCCGGTATATCTTCAATACGGCGCTCGGTTTGAAAATTAAAATCATACTTACTGTAAAAAGTTTCAGTCTGTTTTTGTGCTGGGGTTATTATTGCGATTCGCTCAAAATCAACCTTTTCAATCAAAACAGTCGCCCAAAGCTTAGCCGCTGGTGATAGTAGTGCCAATTCACCTAATACTACATCTTTTGAAATTTTCTTACCTTCTGCTTTGCCTTGAGCAATAGCAAGGCGAAGTAACTCAATAAAATCAAACTTTTCAACCAACATAATCGCCTTCCTATTTACCCTTAATTAATAATTCAATTTGCTTTAATGCCATACCGGACTTAACTTGCTCTGTGCTGAACCGTAAAACCGTAAAACCCATCATTGCTGCGGAGTTGTATTTCTCCATATCCCCTAAATAGCCCTTACCTCTTGTGTGACGGCCTCCACTCCAGATCCCGCCTTCCACCTCAATCAAAATCTTTGTACCCGTTATTAAAAAATCTGCTCTCCATTTACGTCCGGGATGGAATTTATATTCCTGTTCAAAACCGATCTTGCATGCTCTTAAATGCGTTGCCAGAACCATTTCACCCACACTTGGTTGTCTAGCAACTTGCTTTGCTGAACGCCGCTTTTTATTTTTCTTAATAGGAAATAACTTACGGTATTCAGCAATGCTGACTGATGACATCAAGCACCACCTTTCAGCAAATTTTCCAACTGATTAGCAAAGCAGTTATAAACACGTGATTTATCCTGATCACCTAAAAGGCTTGAAGCATGAGCATCGTGTTTATACTTTTGAACTAGGTTTTCAATTGAACTTCTTAGCTCATCTAAATTCGCTTGTTGTTCTTTTTGAATCTCCCAAGCCCACTTTCCAGATTTACCCTCAAACTCACTCATGGCTGGCTCCTTTAATCCCTAAAATTACCCATCCTTCTTGCAGCCCATACCCGCTTAAGACATAAGAGATGGTTTTACGAAGTTCATTGCCTGAATATAGAAGCGGCATGCCTTGCTTCATTTGCTCGCCTGAATGTATCGTCTCAAGCAAAATCAGCTCATCGCCAACTTTGAAATCTCGATCATTGAAACGAATCTCAAATGTTTTACGACCATCAACAACAGCTTGAAAAACTTCTGGATCAGTTTTTAAATTGTGAACTTTACTCATCCCCGCCTCCGTATATTGATTCGTATGCTGCAATAGCAGCTAGCAATGGCTGGTTATATACAAAACAATCTTTATGAGCTTCTGAACGTGCTGCTTTTATTCCACCTAAGCTATTTACTAAATCAACAGACTCCACCAGACGCTTGAGTTCAGAAAGGTCTACAAAATACTTTTCTCGATCAGCCTTGCTAATCTCTACACTTTGACCACATTGGAACTCGAAACCTTCATTCCATTCAGTTGCGCTAGAAGGTGCTGAATCTACGATTTCCTTCGCGTATTGCAGTCCTTTATCTCTAATCAATTTAGTTGCTTTCATACATTCGCCCCACCAAAACGCAAGTCATCCCAGTCACATTCAACTACTGTCAAACCGTCATGTTGAAACCGAGACCATAAACGGTCCCCTAAGTTTTCCTTCAAACCTTGCGCCTTTTCTGTAGATTCAAGCGTCATGTTTGAAATTAAAACTGTCGGCTTTTTTTCGTCATAACGTGCATATAAAACTTTATGAACGAGCTGCAATCGACTCTCGTGTTGGTCGTGCAAACCGTATTCATCCAATATCAATAAATCACAGTCCGTGAAGCGAAATATTGCATTTGCTTCATTGTCATCGGGCTTTGTCCATGCAGTGGCAATTTCATTTGCCATGTCTTCTGAGGTGACGTAACGAACATAACTCCGCTTGTCTAAAACGTTACGAGCAATAGCACATGCAAGATGGGTTTTTCCTGTTCCTGTGCGCCCAACCATAATCAGATTGCGCTTCTTCCCTGAATTAAAATCTTGAACAAATTTATGGCAAGCAGCTTTAGCCTCTTTCTGTGGATCAATACTCACCACATAATTTTTAAATCCGCTTTCCTTGTGGCGCTCAGGAAGTTTTGCTCCGGCAAAATGTTTCTCGCGTACCATAAGGTTGACTTGGTGTGCGTGTTCAATTTGTGATTTCACATACGCTTCATTTGCACATGTTTGGCAAACTGGACGACCAATTAGTAAAACCATTAACTCATTGTGTTTAGGGCAAAACTGATTAGTTTGTACCAGCTCAGTTTTGAATTGTTTGCTCAATGCATTCATAGCATCTCCCCTACATCGATATCATCTGTGGCTGGTGCATACTGTTTTGAATCACCCCAAGCACTGTTTACGTCTCTTGCTGGTGCAGTTTTCATTGGTGAGTTTTGTTTTTTAGGTCTTATCGACTTTGTGAATTCCTGAATTAACCAAGTTGCAAACTTTCGAGTTCGTTGGTTTTCAGTGAGATCAATTTTGTTTTCCCAGTGAGCATTGAAGTTGCCAAGATGAAATTCATAATTTGGCATTTCTAAAACCTGCTCTGCTTGTGCACCCACTTGTGAAGTCCTAAGCACATTCAGCAAAAGTTCACGATTTGGTTTCCAAGATTCTTCTTTCGCTGAAAAATTTTCAGCCGCGTTTTGTGTGTGAGTATTTTCTTGTTCTTGCTCCTGTTCCTGTTCCTGTTCCTGTTCCTGGCTTCGAAGGGGCTTTGAAGGGGCTTGTAAGGGGCTATCTATTTTGGCGTTTTCGCCACGCTTTTGAGTCATACAAAATGCTTGTGCATATTTATCGAAAAAGCTTGATAAATAAGGGCTTGACGGCAATGAGTCATACTCTTTTTGCACGTTCTTACAGCGGTTATCGGCTGGCTTTAATGACTCAGCTACTTGAAAACGTGCCATCTCGTGCACCCAGACTGTCTCCGTGGCTTCGTCATAGCTACAAAACCCCGCTTCACAGGCTCTTTGAAGCCCCTTAGAAGCCCCTTCAAAGCCCAAGCCAGTTTCATGAGCAATATATAGAAGGGGTATGTAATACAAGCCAAGCATGTTCGCGTGAGGGCTTGTCATTAAATACATAGCGACAATTAAGCCTTCAGGTGTTTGACGAAGTTTTTTTCCCGTAGTTCCCGTCCAGAAATGTGGTGAGACTTTCCCATAGTCACGCATGGTTATTTATCTCCTTTGAAGGGGGTTCGAAGGGGCTTTGAAGGGGTGATAATAATCATTACTTACCCCTTCCAAGCTTCACTAATCCGCGCATTTCCAACTGACGAATAATTCTTGGAGGAATAAATTCGTCGTTGATTTTGTAGCGAATACGAGACTTTTCTTTCACCTGAATTAGTTTGTGCCCATCCTCCATGAGACGGCGAACTGCTATAGCCTGCCCCCCCCATATGGGTTAATTCTTCAAGTTGATAAAATCTTTCCTGAGCCTCAATTGCGGCATTCATAACTGAAAGTGGCATAGCTGCTAATTCTTTAGCCGAATAGATCTTTACTGGTTGTTCCAGTGGAATTACCACCTCTAGCGGTGTGGTGGAAACGGAAATATCCTGTTTTCTTCTTGCTGCATATCTCACTTTTCACCACCCTTTGGCTTAACATAGCCTCCAAAAGAATCAACCAAACACGCCTTGGTTAAGCTGGTTACAATCTGCTGTGCCAACCACTGCGTTATGCGAAATTGACGAGCCATGGCTTCTGAAAACTCAACCTTCGTAACCGCAGCATTATTTTCGTCATACCCCTTGTTGCGTAAATTTTGCTTTTTCACCTCAAATAGGTGGCCAAGTACTCGCAATGCAGGCTCATAGAAAGATTGGATTTCACTTTGCTGGCGAGAATCTTTGATTTGGTGTGTAAAGCTGTTCATGACACCTCCGCTAATGCTTGCTCAGCGCTTGTTAGTCGGCGTTTGGCATTAAGTTCTGCAACTGTTGCTGTGCGGATTTCTTTTGAAGAAACCAGAATCAAATGATTCTCCGATTTGATAGTCCACAACCTAGTCAAAGTTTTATTTTTAACCTCAAATAAATCATTTGATTTGAAAGTACGACACTCTTTAGTAAGTACTACAACGTCACCTATTAAAAAATCTGGTGAGTTGAGTTCGATTGGTTGTTCTGATAAATTGTTTGTGTTCATTTGATCCACCTCAATTGAATGCCTAACCACTCCTGTTCCCGCAGGTAGTGGTTTTTTATTTGAATAAAATCCGCATGTATTCAGGTGAAGTGAATGCATGTGCTAAATAAACTCGCGTTGCTTCTGCAATTTCAGGTGAGCAATACACATCACTTTCTTGCACAACCTTCAAACCAATGGCTGTCAACAAAAAGCTAATAAACTCAATCTCAGTCCATCCATTTGATTTCTTTTCTGTTTTCATCCGTGAAAGGATGCTTGCATCGACATTTATCATCTCTGCTACTTGTCTTTGATTGCTAGCGTTAAGTGCTTGCAATATGAGCGATTCGTTATTGCTAGCGCTTGCAGGCAATTCATTTAATACTTTGCTCATGGTTTAGTTCCTAAGCGGTTAATGATCCAAGGTTTTTGCTTTTTGTCGTCTGGGGACGAAGTTCAATCCAAATATCTTGATAGTTATCAGGGAAAAGCTCTTTTCGCGTTGTTAAACCAAGATCTTCAGCAATAACTGCTAGCCTGATTTTTCTATCAAGGGGGATAGCTTTCCATCCACTAACTGATGACGGAGCAATCCCCAGAAGTCTTGCTACCGCTGTGACACCACCTAGCTTGTCTATAAGTTGTGCGTCATTCATAACGTGCTCCTAATTTTTCTTTAATTATTAGGCATTCCTTATATTAAATCAATAGGAATACCTAATTTTATTTATGTTAGGATTTCCTAACATTGTGAGGATAGTTGTATGAATACTCTTGCTGAACGACTTAGGTATGCCATGGAAGTTTTGCCACCTAAAAAGATTAAAGGTGTTGAGCTTGCTCGTGCAGTAGGAGTTAAACCTCCTTCTGTGAGTGATTGGCTGTCTGGAAAATCCAAAACAATGGAAGGTGAAAATTTATTACGTGCCTCAAAATTTTTGAATGTTAATCCTTCATGGCTTGCATCTGGCATGGGAGAGATTCAATCAAGCACGAGAGATAAATTTAAACAACTGGATATCGAAGAGTTCAAAAAGAAATACAACATTAGTGATAGTGATGAAGCTCTTTTATTTTCAACAATTATCGAAAAACCGTTTATCCCATCATCTAAGCGTTGGGTTCCTGTTAAGGCTTATTCAAAGATGGGCATGGATGGCTATTTCACAGATATGGGTTATGAAGGCAATGCTGGAGATGGGTATGTTCCAACTCACTCAGCAGGACCAAGAGCCTATGGTATTAAAGGCACTGGCGACTCAATGTTTCCAGCTATCCGTAATGGATGGTATGTGGTTTGTGATCCAGATGCTGAACCGGTTCCAACTGAATTTGTACAAGTGTGCTTAAAGGATGGACGCTGCACAATTAAGGAATTTGTTGGAATAAATGGTGGGGTTTTGAGTTTGTTGGCTGTTAATGGTGGCGAACGCCTATCTTTTGACATGGATGAAGTTGAAAGTATTACCGCTATTACAGATATCGTGCCGCCAAGTCAGCACAGACAGGAACATCCTTATTCGCATTAATCACAGGAAGACTTATGGACAATTCAAAACGACCAATCAACCAGATTATTGCTCGCATCAATGATGCTGCGAAACATGGTGAAGCTTTGGTGCTAACAGCCGAAGAAGTGAAGATCCTCTCAAAGGACATTGGTGATAAAGTCTTTATTCCAGTCCTTACGAATGAACAAGTCGTTCAGTTGGTAAAAGAAGGAAAGCTGGGGCAGAAGATTAATAACACCAAAGATTAATAAACCGTGAACCCTTTAAACCCAATTAAACAAGCCTTGTGGAGAAAACCTTGATTCTAGACAGAAAATTACAATTAGAATTGTTGAAAAAAATGAGTGCTTCATATCCTGACTACTATGATTTTGATAATGATTATAGTTACGATAGCGATGAGTATGCACAGGCTGTCACCAATTTATACTACCTTATGCAACATAATTTAGTTGAAACCAGAAGCATCATGTCTTCTTCGAGCATGGATGGACTGAAACGCCTACAATTTGGTGCGGCAACTATAAATCAAAATGGATTGGATTTCCTTGCTGATGATGGGGGTCTATCCGCAATACTTAATGTTGTTACTGTTAAATTTGAAGCAGACACTCTCAAGGCAATTTTAGAAAATCGAATTAATCAATCTGACTTAGCCCCTGATGATAAGAAATCAATGATTGATGCGCTTCGAGAGCTGCCTGCCGAGTCCATAAAACACCTGACCATGAAATTACTGGATGAAGGTTTAGAGAACCTACCGAGTGCGATTTTACTAATTGGAACGTATCTTGGCATATCCTAGAAAACTCGAGATATAGATTTCCAACATCAATAAAGAAAGTATCATGTTTCGTTTTTAACTCAATATAAACACCCTTTCTAGGTGGATTTATAACAATAGATTTAATCATTTATTTATACCTTTGCTGTGAACCCGACACGGTCCTTTAGAACATATCGGTAGAGAATATATGTATAAGATACCTAAAGTAGTTATTCCTGATTCTGCTAAAGAATATAGACCACCTAAAGTTAAATTAACGCTAGAAGAAATCAAGCAGCTATCAGATGATGATTTAATGAAGCTGCTAAGTGGTGAAGGGAAAAGCGGTATAATCCCTGCTCCTCTTTTGCAAGCTATTAGCTATGAATTAACTTCTCGGCAAATTAAGGAGTCATCTAAACCACATTGGACTGTATATTTTGGGGTGGTGTTAGCTTTTATTGCAGCTATAACAGGCATCATACAATTACTTAGCTCAAAGTAATTCAGTTGTAAAACTTGATCTATTTACAGTTTTGGATAGGTTTTTACGATATTTACACCCAATCCAATACCTGAAAGCCATAGTGAAACCACACATATTGACATCAAGATGCTTAAAAGATAGATGCAACATGCAAGCGCCACTAATTGAGGCACCAAGAGTATCAACAACACAGAATTGTCACGCTTCATTCAAACACCCCCAACTATTAAATACATGAATGGTTTGTATTTGATTGATATTCATAAAAATCACCTTTCCTATGAACCAGACAACTTTACTAGAAACCTAATAAGAGAAAATTTCAATGGATAATATTATTCAATTTCCAAAATCTACTTTAAGCAATAGACAGGAAATAGAAAGCATTTTAATACAAGGCCTTGTAGAACATGGAGCCAATCAAGAAGATGTTGGATACGTGGTGGAAAGAATGTCTAATTTTTTGGATATTTTATGTGAATTTGAGTTTTCTTCAAATTTACCTAAAAACCCAAGGCACGAAGACATTCAGTTACTTTTCGAACAGCTCTCCAATAAGCTTTCCATATTTAGGGATGAACTTCTCCTTGAGAGATTTAACGCTGAAAGCTTTTATTTGAAGGGTGATTGATGGATACTTTTTATGAGTACCTCTCCACATCAACCGACCTTGAACTCTAGGTAGAATCTTTAAATCATCCGCACACTCAATAGTAATTGAATGAAATGAGCGTCCTACAAGTGATGATTTAGCAGTGATTTCAACGCGCTTACCGTGTTTGTCAATTCCATACATATTAATAAACTCCAATCAACCCACCCAGTGTGGGTTTTCTTTTGTCTATTAAAGCACAAAAATTAGGTATTTCTAATTTTATTAGGAATACCTATTGACTTAATAATTAGGTTTACCTAATATTTATCTCACAGACAACAAAAAAGCACACCGAACCTCCTACCTCTCGATGTGCTTTTGCAAACTGCGAGATCAATTATGAACGTAAAAACCTTTTCAAACAAGCACAAGGTAACTGGAGTTACAGCAATTGCTGTACTTGTAGCCTTGGGTTCTTGTGAATACCGTACCGCTAATTCTAGCGTCCCTTCTAATTACTCATATGAAAGCAAACAAGTAGTTGCTTCTGAATATGAACTTTTAGGTATTAAGCAAACTGGTGAAAAAACTGGTGTAGCTGTTATCCGCATAGACGGCTTCAAATTAAACGTAAGCTTCGATTTTGACGGCGTAGCTGATAGCTATGGTGTAGCTGGATCTGATTTTACAGCAGCTGAAATTACTAACCTTGCTATTGAGTCAGTAACTGACTTAAGCGGCAAACCTTGGAATGATTTCACCAATCATGACGACCATAAAAACATAAATATTTTATTAGCGGGCTATATCGACCGTAATAAATGGTTGGAGGCAGCCTAATGAAAGATTATAACTGCCCTATTTGCAAGAAGATGATTCCTGTTGACCGTTCAAAAATCAAAGCTGGTGATGAGGTTTCATTTTGCAGAGTAACCCAATCTTCTAAATCTGCACGTTTTTCTTCAAGAGAAGGAATTGTCGATTGCCGTGAAGGTGATGTGGTTTTAGTTAAATATCGCAAAGAAATTATTCCTTTAAATATTAAGGACGTCTCACCTGTAGATGCTCCTAGCCCGCTTACGTATGCCTTTGTTGGTACATGCGAATGTAAGGAGGCTGAACATGTCTAATTTCAAAAAGCACCCTGACGGCTATAAGTCTTATTTGGGCCGTGATGATAAAGGTCTTTATTCCGTACGTATTAAGTGGGCTATCTATGCTGCAAACGCTAACGGCTCAGTACTTTACGAAATTAAAGATGGCGTTAAAAAGCCACTTAATGTTGAGCAATTTAAAGCTAAGGAACCAAAGATTTTCGCTTCTCTTATGCAAGTAATCGACTTCCAACGCAGAAAGCAGCTCGCTATAAAACTGCGTGAAACAAACATCCCTACTTATGTCCGCAAAGCTTACAAGCAAAAACGCGGCTTCACCGGCTCTAGATGAGGATAAGAAAAATGGCTCTACCTATTATTACGGCTGACCAAACTTTATTGGTTCAAGCAATTATTGTGTACCTATACGCTGATCCGGGTTTAGGTAAATCATCGATGGGTTTTACTGCGGAAAAAGCAATTTCTTTTGACTTTGACCGTGGTGCTCACCGTACTGGTGAATTACGTCGAGGTGCGGTTGTACAGGTTCAACAATGGAGTGATGTTGCAAACCTTACTCCGCAGGACTTAGCACCATATAAAACCGTAGTCATTGATACCGTGGGTGCAATGCTTGAATGCATTAAAACCCACCTGTTACTTACGGCAAATAACCGTCAAAAAGATGGTTCTTTAAAGTTAAAGGCTCAAGGTTTAGCGAACCAAACGTTCAAGCAATACATCAATACTTTGATCAGTTTAGGTAAAGATGTTGTTTTCATTGCACACGCATCAGAAGATCAAAACGGTGATCAAATTATTTACCGCCCAGATCTAGGTGGTAAAAACCGTAACGAGCTTTACCGTATCGCAGATGTCATGGGTTATCTAACAACTGTTACTACTGGTGAAGGTAAAAATGCCCGCGTTATTAATTTCAAACCTTCGCCTACACATCATGCGAAAAACTCAGGTGCTTTAGGCGGTGAAACCGGTGAAGTATGGGTACCTGATCTTAAAGCACACCCTACTTTCTTGGCTGACCTGATTACTCAAGCTAAAGATCACATTAACACCTTAACGCCTGCACAACTTGCAGCAGCTAAAGCCCAAGAAGAGCTAGAAAACTGGAAACAAAGCTGTGAGGAAGCAGAGCATGCAGGTGACCTTAATCAATTAACTGAGTCGCTTGATAAAGAACACATGTATTACCAGAACATGCGCCAAGCAATGTTAATGAGAGCTAAAGCATTGAATTGCACGTTTGATAAGCAACATGGCACTTGGATTAGTCCACCAGAATTTAACGGTATCTCAGATCAACAAAGAGATGAACTTCAAAACTTTATTGCTGAACGTGGCCTCGATGTAAAAACAGTTTGTGAGCACTTCGGCATAGATGCCCTGATCCAAATTGAAGCAGCAAAACTACCAGCAGTTAAACAAGACATTGAAACATTAGCTAAAACGGGGATGACAGCATGAAAATTCTAAATAAAGCTGAAGCCAAACTTGCTTGGGCCAACGGTGAATTACTTTTAGTAAATAATACTGAGCGTAATGGCTGGGAACCATTTAACCCTTATGACTTTGGCTTTGATGTTTTTGATAAATTCGAATTTCAATTAAAGCCTAGAACTATTTTTATTGGCGAATTTGAGGTACCTGAACCATTAAAAGAAGCGCCAGCTAAAGGTTCTACTTGCTCTTACCCAAGTCCAACTGTTGAATTAGGTGTGCAGCAGTTTAAGTGGAATGGTTCAAAAGGACAATTACGCATGCTTCAGCATGGCCAAGTCCACTCAAGTTTTGATAATGCTTTTGCTCATTGCTGCGCGATTATTAAAGTCAGTGGTGGTGAGTTTGCTGAAGATATGCTCAAACTTCTGAACAAGCCAACTGATGAAGTTGAAGAAGAAAAGCCTTTAGAAAATGAAGTTGAGAAATCACCTCAGGTTAATACTGAAAAGACAGTAATTGAAGAGACTACTAAAGATTTAAAAGAGGATCTCGATAGTGCAATTGTTGTTACTGAGGGGCCTTATGTTTCATCATCCGAGGATCTATTAGTTCCAGAAACTAACGAGCCTAAAGTAGATCCAGAATATCAGCAAACCCTAGATACTCTTCTACAGCGTGTGAAAGAGTCAAAAACACCTGCAGAAGTAAATGCGGTTTATCGTTATACCCGCACATGGGATGACGAACAAATGAAGCCTATCCTTCTCGCCACTCACAAACGTCTTGAAGAGCTAGAAAAAGAAAAGGCATCTGCGAATGAGCCACCCTCTTTAATGGTTCAGATCCAAACTGCACCAGACCTTACAACGCTAGATGCTTTGGAAATAGACGTGGCTGCACGAGATCCGCAGATTCAACCGAAGCTAATGGGGTATGTGAGAAAACGCCGCTATGAATTAGAGAATCCTACACCTACTCAACAAGAATCTACCCCTGATTATTTATTAGTGGACGGTTTCTAACATGAAAGATCAGTACAAGAAAGTGAGCCAAAAACACATGCTTGGTTTTATGTACTACTTGCAATTGCTGGGCTACGTAATAGTCCGGCAAGGCATGGACCAAGCAATGTTTCTAACAAAGCATTATGCGGTACCAGTTGCTTGGCGGCGAATAACAATCGACTATCACAACCGATTAAACAAACCCGCTCAACAACTTTATAAAGAGTTTGTTGAGTGGACTAAAGAAGAATATGCAGAGATGGTGGCTTAAATGACAGGTAATGAACGTATCCCTTTTGAATCACAATTCAAAACTACAGAAATTTTTAAACGTGAAAGTGCTATTCGTAAAAATGACATCCTAGCATTCAGTGAAACAATGAATGGCTATTTCAATATTGTAACTAATGATGCTTGGCAGTTATGGAATAAAGCCAAAGCCGAGACGGTGCCAACTTGGATCAGTGTTAAAGATGAAGAGCCACCAACAGACACTATGGTTTTAATTTGTTGGTCAGACTCATCGGATGTTCAACCAGAGATTGACTATATGACCTGTGATGAAGACTTAAATCATATTTGGGCAAATTTTGAGATAGATCCACCAACTCATTGGATGTACTTTCATAAAGTGCCAAGCGAATCGGGAGCTGAACAATGAGCATAACTCTTAATGGTCACCAATTAAAAAGCCTTCTCGAATTTGTAAATCCAGATGGTGAAAATGATTTAGATCAACTTGAAACTGAACTAACTATTAAATTTTTTGAAGATGGGCACAGTGGCAAAGGCTATTACTTTTGGATGACCGAATATCCAGAGGAAGGCAGCATGTTGTTGGATGTTGAATCGGGAGCTGAGGGATGAACACAATGGCCCAAAGCAAGCTGTTTGGTCTTGCTGAAAATAGAACAGATGTATGGTCAACACCGCAAGATTTTTTTGAAAAATTGGATCGAGTTTTTAACTTTGATTTAGATGTTTGTGCTCTGCCTGAGAATGCCAAATGTGAGCGCTACTTCACGCCTGAAATTGATGGGCTGAAACAAGAATGGACTGGAACATGTTGGATGAATCCACCATACGGCCGTGAAATTGTAGATTGGGTTGCCAAAGCAGCAGAAACAGCAAGTAAGGGTCATACGGTAGTTGCACTCGTTCCTGTTCGCACTGATGCCCGTTGGTTTCAAGACTATTGTTTGGGTCGTGAAATTCATTTTATTCGTGGCCGCTTAAAGTTTGGCGGTTCATCATCTAATGCGCCATTTGGTTGTTGCGTTGTCGTATTTCGTCCAAGTCTTAAAGATGTTCAGTGGATTGTGACAGAGACTGATTTTAGAAAAGCGGAAAGTAAGGAGGGGTGAAATGACAGCAATTGCGAATATAGGTAGTAACTTTGTTGTAGCGTTACCACCTTCGGACATCTGGCTTAATGACTCCCAAGCTGCTGAGTTCTTGGGATATCGAGATGTACACTTTAAGGCAGCAGTTTGCTGCCTGCCAACCTTCCCTAAACCGCGCTATGTTATTAAGTGCGGTCAAGGAAGACGCTGGAACTTGGCAGAGCTATCAAACTGGTTGAATGAACAGTCAGATGATGAGCCAAAGAAAGGAAGACCACGTAAACGGGGCTAATCAAGCCTCGTTGCAATTTCACTTGCAGTAGCATTGTAATAGACCATCAGACTTCTTAAGTCTTTATGCCCAATCATCCGGGCTAAGTCTAAAACTTCTAATTTTCTTGCAAGGCGCGTACATGCTTCATGGCGTGTGTCATGAAAGTGCAAGTCAGTGATTTGACATCTATCTCTCAATTTACGCCAAAGCGTATCAAAGCTTTGGGAATTACAAGTAAAGACCTGCTTTTTATCAAGACCTTTTAATAAAGTAAGTAACTCAACAGCACGCTTAGATAGTGGTACATTTCGTTTAGTACCATTCTTTGTTTCATTTAAAACTAAATATCTATCTTTTAAATAAACACGATCCCAAGTCAAGCCAACAATTTCACCAGCACGCATAGCTGTTTCAATTGCAAAGAGAAAGGCAATTATAATTTGCTGAGTTGAATTCACAGGAACATTGTTATCCCAATTTGCTGCAAGACATAATCTATCAATTTCATCCTGAGCAATTCGTCTATCCCGGTGCTTAGATGGTGGTGGTAAAGTCAAGTCAGCCATAGGCGATTCTTTAATCCACTTCCATTCTTTTCGGGCAACAGTAAACAGAGAAGCTAAGATATTTGCTTCACGTCTGACAGTAGCGCCCTGCACTTCTTTTAGCCGGGAGTCACGCCATTGCACTAAATCGTCAGTTGTGACTTTGGCCAATTGTTTTTGACATAGCTTTTTATACTCACGCTTAAAGAAAGCCATTCGCTTTACTTCATTCTCATGAGTTTTCTTCTTTATACTTACTTCATTAAGATAGCGTTCAATTGCTTCTAAAAATGAATGGTCCGGAAGTTTTCCATGTGACTGTTCGCGTAATTGAGTCTCACGTTTTGAGGCCCAAGCTCTTGCTTGTGCTTTTGTATCAAAGGTTGCACTTTCGCGAATTCCGTTTACACTTATCTCGGCTCGCCATGTATCGTTGCGTTGTCTAAATGAAGCCAT